TCAGATATTGGTGCTGATTTAACTACATCAGATTTAATTATAGTTGATGATGGTGCAGGTGGAACAAATAGAAAAGCAGCATTATCAAGATTAATAACATTAGTAGATGCTAATGCAAATTTTGCATCAAAAGGTTTTGCTACGGCAATGGCCATCGCATTGTAGTTTAGTATTGACTTTTTTTTTAACAGCTATATAATAATATAATAAGGAGAAAATAAACATGGCACAGGATTTTGAATCAAATGGTGCACAGATAACAAACTCAAACACGACAATATTTACATCAAATTCTGATGATGCAATTGTTGGCTTAAGATTAGCTAACATTCTTACATCAACAGTAACATGTAGTATATTTGTAAGTGAAGGCGGATCAACAACAAGATATCTTGTAAAAGATTTGAGTATACCACCAGCAAGTTCTGTAGAACTAGTTAATGGTGGGGCTAAAATTGTATTACAAACTGGAGATATATTAAAAGGTATTTCATCTGCAGCTGATAGTGTTGATGTTTGGTGCAGTGTTGTAGATAGCATTAGTACATAATAATTATAGAGAGGTAATATGGCGGCAACAATAAACGGAGTTTTATATATAGGCGATAAGCCTGCATCTGAGGATGTATTTGAACATGCATCAACAATGGATGAAAATATGTTAATCGAAGGAAATGCAGTATTAGCAGGCCCAGTAACATTCACTGCGACAGTTACAGTTGCAGGAACATTGGTAATAGTATAATGAGTCAAGTAGAAGTAGATAAAATAATTCCACAATCAGGCACAACATTAACTGTTGGTGATTCTGGAGATACAGTTACATTTACATCTGGTGCAAATTTATCAGTTGATGGAACAATAAAACTAGATGGTAATTATCCTACAGGTACAGCAAATGTTGCATTGGGAGATACTGCTTTAGATAGTGTTGCATCTAGTGGAACACACAATACAGTTATTGGTAATCAATCAGGAACAGCTATTACAACAGGAGATCACAACACAGCAGTTGGAAGTTGTGCGTTAATAACACTTTCAACAGGTTCTAATAACACAGCTATTGGAGATAGAAGTTTAAGAAATAATACTGGTGGAGAAAACACATCAGTTGGTGCTTTTAGTTTAGAAGCCAATGTTGGTGGGGAATGTAATACAGCAGTAGGTCGAACATCTTTATGTGGTAACACAACAGGTGGCTGTAACACAGCAGTTGGTTTTCAATCTTTAAAAGCTAATACGACAGCTTCTACTAACACAGCAGTAGGTGTTGAAGCAATGGTTTCTACTACCACAGGATTTGGAACAGCAGTTGGTTATGGAGCTATGAAAGCTAATACGACATCTTCTGGAAACACAGCTATGGGTTATCAAGCAATGTGTTCTGTAACAACAGGTGGAAATAACACCGCTTTTGGATTAGAGGCTTTAAAATCAGTTGTAACAGGTACTAATAATGTTGCAGTTGGTAGAGATGCTTTAGAATTAAATACAGGTTCTCACAATACAGCAGTTGGTTATCTTGCTTTAGGTGTCAACACATCAGGTGCTTCTAATGTAGCAGTTGGTTGTGGTGCTTTATTAGATGCTACAACAGCAGATAAAAACACAGCTATTGGTTTAGGTGCAGCAGCAAATACTACAACAGGTGGCTGTAACACAGTTGTTGGTATGGGTGCTCTTAATATAAATACTACAGGTCAATATAATGTAGCTATTGGTTGTGGTGCTTTAAATGCTAATACAACAGCTTCAGAAAATGTAGCTGTAGGTATGGAGAGCTTGAAAGATAACACTACAGGTTATGCTAATGTTGCTATGGGGAGACAGGCATTATGTACTAACACAACAGGTCATTCTAACACAGCAATAGGAAAAGAATCTTTAAAAGCTAACACAACAGCTTGTTATAATACGGCAGTTGGTATGGAAGCTTTAAAAGCTCAAACAACAGGTATTAGCAATGTAGCAGTTGGTTACTATTCTTTAGTAGCTTCAACAACAGGTGCTTGTAATGTAGCAGTTGGAGTACAGGCTGGTGATAGTGTAACCGATGGTCTTGCAAATACACTTATAGGTTCTTTTGCAGGTAAAGATTTAGCAGCTGGTGGAGGAAATGTAGTTGTAGGCAGTATGAAACCTGATGGTGTTTATTCACCTCCTTATGATCTAGGTAGCAGTGATAATAATAGAATAGTTTTAGGAAGCACTACATCAACTAATGCTTATATACAAATAGATTGGACAGTTACTTCAGATCTAAGAGATAAAACAAACATTGAAGATGTGCCTCATGGATTAAACTTTATTAATCAAATAACACCTATTAAATACAATTTCAAAACTTCAAGAGAAGATGATACTCCTAATGGAAATAAAAAATATGGTTTTTCTGCACAAGAAATTTTAACTTTAGAAGGTGAAAATCCTATTATTGTAGATAACGAAGATACGGATAAGTTAAAAATAACTAATGCTCATTTAATCCCAGTATTAGTTAATGCAATTAAAGAATTATCTACACAAAACGAAGACTTGAAATCTAGAATAGAAACATTAGAAAGTAATTAAAAGAATTTAAAGCTACCCCTTCTTTAAATATAAAAACATAAATAGGAGAAAAATGTTAAATACATATGTAGTAGAAGGTGGTGTTGGTAAGTGTACTGCATTTACAGCTTTATTACCTAAATTAAAAGAAAAATCGGATATACAAATTTATACTCCGTACATTGATTGCTTTGCAAACAATCCAAATGTTAAACTTGCATTTGAACAGACAATACCTTTGCAAGATCCTAGAATCATGGCATCTGATAATATTTATTATTGTGAGCCATACAAATCTAATTTTCAATTTGGTAAACAACATTTAATTGAAAGTTATTGCGAACATCATGGTGTTGAATACAACAAATCTATGACACCTACATTATACACAGATAAATATAAAGCATCTGTTACTAAATGGTTAGGGGATAATAATATTGGAAAATATATTATGATTCAATTATCTGGTGGTCAATCTAAATGGAATTATGCAGATGGTGTACAATATCAAAACATCAATCCTAATAGAAATTATCATCCATTCTTAGCACAACAATTAGTAAACATGTTGTTAGAAGAATATAAAGATACAACTATTATTAATTGTGTTTTACCTAATGAGCCACATTATCAAGGCACAATTAGATGTGACTTACACTGGGCCCAAATACATGAAATGCTAAAAGGTGCAGAAGGATTTATTAGTATTGATAGCTGCTTACAGCATTTTTCAGCATCAACAAAAACACATGGTGTTGTAATTTGGGGCAGTACAAGATGGACACAATTTGGATATTCACATAATAAAAATTTACATTTTTATATGGATGATAAATGGGATGAAACAAAATTTATTGATAGCGACCCAAGAAACAATATGGTAGAACCAAAAGTTGTTATTGATAATTATAAAAAAATAGATAAAAACAAAGTTGTTGCATGTGCAGCACAATAATTAAGGAGAATAATTATGTCAGACGAACCAAGAACAGCAGAACAAAAAGCTCAAGACTATACAGCAATGGGTCACTCTGCAGATTTAATCAATGCAGTTATTGATGAATCACAAATGGCAGATGAGTCAGCTGAAGAAAGACAAAACGCTGTTGACAGAAATGTTGAACACTTAGAACTTATGGTTGCTAAAAGCGACTGGGGAAGTGAAAACATGACTGCAATAAATTCTGCAATTACGGCTGGTAAAGCATATACAGCTAGCTAATATATAATAAGTAACCCTTAGGAAATCAAATGAGTGAAGTAAAAGTTAATAAACTTAGTCCACGATCAGGCACTACTGTTACTATAGGTGACAGCGGTGATACTATCAATGTTGTCGGAACGTTACAAAATAATGGTACAGCTGTAGAAGTAGATAGTGTAACTTTTAAAGAAGGTGGTACAAATTTTACAAATAGTTTATTAGTAGGTACTAGTAGCACAGGAACTTTAGATGCTGCAACTTCTAATACTGGTGTTGGTGTAGGAGTTTTTGCTGCACTCACATCAGGAGATCATAATACAGCGGTTGGTAAAGATACTTTAGCAGCTAACACAACAGGCTCATACAATGTTGCTATTGGAAGCACTACACTAGATGCCAATACAACAGCAGAATCTAATACAGGTGTTGGATATGCAGTTTTAAGTGCTAACACAACAGGTGCAGAAAATACAGGATTAGGTCAAGCAGCATTAATTGCTAACACTACAGGTGCTTCTAATGTTGCTTTAGGAAGAAGTGGTTTAGCAGCTAATACTACAGGTGCAAATAATACTGCAGTTGGTAAAGATAGTTTAAAAACAAATACAACAGCATCAGGAAATACAGGTGTTGGAGAAAGTGCTTTAGAATTAACAACAACTGGTTGCTGTAATACAGCAGTAGGAAATGGTGCATTACAAGCTAATACTACAGGTGACTATAATGTTTCTGTTGGGCAAGGCTCTTTAGCTTTTCATACTACAGGTGATAATAATACAGCTATTGGTGGATTAGCAATGTTTTGTAATACGACAGCAGGTAATAATACTGCCGTAGGTTTTTGTGCTTTAAGAGGTAATACAACAGCAGATAATCAAGTTGCAATTGGTAGAAAAGCAATGGCCGCAACTACAACAGGTGGGAACAATACAGCAGTTGGTCTTAATGCTTTATTTTCAAATACCACAGGTTGTCAAAACGTAGCAGTTGGAACACAAGCTTTAGAATCTAATGATACAGGTTGTAGAAACACAGCAGTAGGTTTATGTTCTTTATTCTCAGTAGCTGGTGCTGGTAATGAAAACACAGCTGTAGGTTATTCAGCTGGTTGTGTTGTTACAACTGGAGATGAGAATGTATTACTAGGATACAGAGCTGGTTTTAATATCACTACAGGTAGTTGTAATGTAATGATAGGCCCATCTGCTTGTACTGATGCTGGAGGAACACATACTTCTATTTCATTAGGTTATGCTGTTGTAAGTATTAATGATGCTATGACTTTTGGTTCTGATAGCTTAGATTCAAGAATTGCTTTTGGTGCAACTTCAATTACTGCACCATCGGATCAAAGATTAAAAGAAGATATACAAGATGATACAGCTGGTTTAAGTTTTATAAATGATTTAAGACCTGTTACTTTTAAATGGAGAAAAGAAAAAGATATTCCAGAAGAAATGAGAACTCACGTTGCTGGTTCTGAAAAACGATATAAAAACGATAAAGTTAATCATGGATTTATTGCACAAGAAGTAAAACAAGCAATAGACAACCACCCAGAATTAAAAGATGGTTTTGATATGTGGGCAGAAGAAAATACTTTAGATGGTAGACAAAGAATTGCAGAAGGTGCATTGATACCTATGTTGGTCAATGCAATAAAAGAATTAAAAGCTAGAATAGAGGTGTTAGAAAATGAGTAGTATATTAAAAGTAGATACAATCCAAGACCAAGCAGGTAATAATATTATTAACGAATCAAGCGATACTATTACTATTGGTGCATCTGGAGATACTGTAAATATTGTTGGAACTCTACAAAATAATGGTTCAGCTGTAGAAGTTGACAGCGTAACTTTTAAAGAGGGCGGAACAAATTTTACAAACAGTTTATTAGTTGGTACAGATACAACAGGTACTTTATCTTCTGCAGATGGAAATACAGGTGTTGGAGTAGGAGTATTTGGTGCATTAACATCTGGAGATAATAATGTTGCTGTCGGTTTAAACGCTTTAGATGTTAATACAACAGGATCAAATAATACAGCTGTAGGTAGAGATTCTTTAGTATTTAATACTACAGGTGGAGACAACGTAGCTGTAGGATCTTATGCGTCTTGTAAAAATACTACAGGACAAAAAAACGTATCAGTTGGTTTTGTTGCTTTAGGATGCAATACAGAGGGTGCTAACAACACAGCAGTTGGATTTGAAAGTTTATTATGCAACACCACAGCAGATAATAATACATCTTTAGGATTCTGTTCTTTAAGACTTAATACAACAGGCGACCAGAATGTTGCAGTTGGAGTAGTAGCTTTAGCAGCTAATACCACTGGAACTGAAAATACAGCAGTTGGTAGATTTGCAATGAACTCTAATACAACAGGTGCTAACAACATAGCAGTTGGTAAAGCAGCTTTATGTGCTAATACCACAGCTAGTTGCAATACAGCAGTTGGTAAAGATGCTTTAAAAGCAACCACAACAGGATGTAGAAACGTTGCAGTTGGTACTGGTGCTCTGAAAACAAATACTACAGGTGATAAAAACGTTGCTATAGGTAGGGAAGCATTAGGTGTAGCAACCACGGCAGATGGAAACGTTGCAATTGGATTTGATGCTGCACAAGCACAAACAACAGCAGGCGGTAATGTTGCAGTTGGTACTAACGCATTATTTTCAAATACAACAGGTGGTGCATCAGTTGCTATAGGTGGTAATGCTTTATATGCCGCAACAGCAAGTTGTGGAAATGTTGCGATAGGTCACAGCACAGGTGAAAGTATGACTATTGCTAAATGTAACACTTTAGTTGGTAATTTAGCTGGAGATGCTTTAACTACAGGAGAATGTGTTGTTGCTATAGGTACTGCAGCCTTAACTACAGCTACTACAGGAATTTACAATAATGCAGTTGGATACAGATCTTTATTTTCTGTAACAACAGGAACTTGTAATATTGGTTTAGGAAAAGACACAGGTTTAGAAATTACAACAGGATATGCAAATACAGCAATTGGTCACTGTGCTATGTGTAATACGACAACTGGAGTTAATAATACTGCTATTGGTTATAATGCACAACCACCAGCAGCAGACACTTATAATTCATTTACTTTAGGAAATGGTGATGTCAATAATTTAAGATGTGCTGATACATCTATTTCATCACTTTCAGATTTAAGAGATAAAACAAATATTGAGGATATTCCTCATGGATTAGATTTTATAAATGCTCTAAGGCCAGTTAAATTTGATTGGAATACAAGAGATGGAAGTAGAAAAGGTAAAAAAGATTATGGATTTATCGCACAAGAGTTAGATCAAGTAGAAAAAGATTTTAATAGTGCTGAATACACACGATTAGTTTCAAAAGAAAATCCAGAAAAATGGGAAGCTGACCCTATGAAAACTTATCCAATTCTAATAAAAGCAATACAAGAATTATCAGAAGAAATAGAAAAATTAAAAAATAAATAATGGCACGAAAGTTTAAGGATTTTGTTGAAAGACCAAAGCCCAAGAAACGACCACGAGTACATAAAAAATCAAAAAATAAACAGGAGAAGCGTAGCTTCAAGAAATATAATAGACAAGGGAGATAAGAATGGCTATAGGAACAGGCGGATTTACAACTAGCACAAGAACTAGCACACAAAACACACCACCTAAAACACCTGCTACACCTGTAGATGAAGTTCTACAGAAAGGTGCTATTGCACCTGCTCAAAAAGAACAGACAGGCAGTTCTAAAGCAGTATCGTTAATAGATAGTTTACTAACTAAAGCTAGTTTACCAGTAGGTACAACTATATCACCACAACTACAAAATGTAGGAACAGGTGAACTAATGGGAACTAGTGGCCTTACAGGTACAGTTCAGGCTGCTACACCTACTGCTCCTACAGCACCAACTATAGCTGCCCCTGGAACAGTAACTAGTGTAGGTGCTACTGCGGCTGCTCCCCAAGCTGTTTCTCAATTTACAGCTGCACAAGTAGCTGGAGCAACTCCACAAGCAACTGCTGCACAAGGAACTGTATCAGCTCCTATGACAGCTGCTCAAGGTGCTATTGCTTCTGATGCTACAGTAAAAGGTCAATTAGCAGGACTACAAACAGAAGTTGAAACTGCTTTAGCTTCAGGTAATCCTTTACCAGTATGGGCTAGAGGTGCTGCAAAAGCAACCGAAGCTGCAATGGCTAATAGAGGTATGAGTGCAAGCTCTATGGCTGCACAAGCATTAGCTGAAGGTATTATGAACTCAGCTATACCAATAGCTGCTCAAGATGCTGCTACATATAAAGATATGATTTTTCAAAATCTATCTAATAACCAACAAGCAGCACTAACAAATGCACAAGCATATCTACAAATGGATATGGCTAATTTGTCTAATAGACAACAAACTAATTTAGCTAACATAAATACTAGACAGGCATTTTTATTATCAGATCAAGCTGCAGCAAATGCTTCATATCAATTTAATGCATCTAGTCAAAATCAGGTTAATCAATTCTACGATAAGTTATCAACTTCTATTTCAGAACAAAATGCTGCTAGAGTTGATGCAATGAATAAATTTTCTGAAGCAGAAAAAAATAAAGTTAGTGCATTGAACGCACAAAATACTATTGCAGTTAATGAAGCAAATGCTAAAAGAGAAGCAACTATAAATCAGTATAATGCAACACTACAAAATAATAGAGATCAGTTTAACGTAACTAATCAAAGAGAAATAGATCAATCAAATGTAGTTTGGAGAAGAGCACTTAATACAGCTAATACTGCTGCAGTAAATGCTGCTAACCAAACTAACGCACAGAATTTACTAAACATATCAAACTGGGCCTTATCATCTGCATGGCAACAATGGAGAGATGAAGCATCTTGGGTTAATACATCTTCACAAAATGAAAAAAATAGAAATCATAATTTAGCGATG